ATGCAGTCCGAACCGATGCTGGACAGTCCTTTTAAGACCCGACCCAGTCCAGACCAATGACAACTAAGCCCAGAAAGTCCAAAGCCCTACGAGGGGCAACCAAGCCACGGCTTCACAGTCCACTTCTCAAGGGCGAAAACAAGCTGCAAGATGTCCTAGATCTATGCAAAATAGTTTCGATGGATTTAATGCCTTGGCAGGAATTCGTGTTGCGCGACATGCTTACCATCGACCGAAAAGGGATGTGGATTCGTAAGACGAACCTGATTCTGGTGGCTCGTCAGAATGGTAAGACCCACTTAGCCAGAATGCTGATACTTGCCCACCTTATAAAGTGGAACACCAATGTCCTTATTATGTCCTCAAACAGAAGCATGGCACTAGACACCTTCCGACAAGTCACACACCTATTGGAGACCAATGACCACCTTAAAGGATTCGTTAAACAGATCCGACACGCTAACGGCACAGAGTCAATTGAGATGCTATCTGGAGCAAGGCTTGATGTTGTCGCAGCAACTAGAGACGGCTCTCGCGGTCGATCCGTCAATGGACTGCTCTACATCGATGAAGTCCGAGAAATCACAGAAGATGGATTTAGAGCTGCTACTCCTACAACTAGAGCTCACCCAAACTCTCAAACGCTTCTTACCTCTAATGCAGGAGACGCTTTCAGCACTGTACTCAACGACCTACGGGAAAGAGCTATCGACTACCCACCCAAGTCTTTTGGATTCTATGAATACTCAGCACCACAATATTGCAAGATAGACGATCGCAATGCATGGGCTTTGGCTAACCCCTCTTTGGGATACACCATCACAGAAGAAGCGATTGAAGAAGCGATTGCTACTTCACCGATTGAGAACACGCGTACTGAGACTCTTTGTCAATGGATAGATTCGTTGAGTAGTCCTTGGCCTCATGGAGTCTTAGAGGACACATCCGATAGCACACTAGAAATGGCTGCTGGGGCTTATACTGTATTTGGTTTCGATGTCAGTCCGTCACGCAGGAACGGATCATTGGTCGCAGGACAGCTACTCCCAGATGGGCGGATTGGCATCGGGATTCTGGAGACTTACAGCTCTCAGGTTGCCATCGATGAGCTAAAGATGGCGGCAAGTATAAAGGCTTGGTGCGACATTTATAAGCCACGGCTCGTCTGTTATGACAAATACGCCACCCAGACAATCGCAGATCGCCTAGCCAATGCAGGGGTTATCGTCGAGGATGTTTCGGGTCAGCAATTTTACAAAGCTTGCGGAGATCTTTTAGAAGGTCTAGTTAATGCTCGCGTAGTGCACAATGGACAAGCCGAGTTGATCCAGCAGATGAATAACTGCGCAGCTAAGGTCAACGACTCGGCTTGGCGCATTATCAAACGAAAGTCAGCCGGAGATATCTCAGCACCTATTGGTCTGGCAATGGTCGTGAGCAAGTTAATGATCCCAGTTGCTAAACCTCAGATTTACACCTAGACACACCCTATGTAATATGTCAAATGCTTGACATGTGCTACCATTTATGTCTATGGGTAAAATACTGCAAGCGTTCGGTCTAGAATCTAAGCCTTTAGTACAGGCACAAGCTGCGCCACAAGTCCTTGGCGAGTATTCACCTTATGCAATGCCGTTTCAGACTGCATACATTGGTCGCACAGAAGCGATGTCAGTTCCGGCACTTATGCGTTGCCGCAATTTACTTGCTGGCACAATCGGAGCAATTCCGTTAGAGCTTTACAAGAAATCTACTAATGAAGAATTAGGCTCACCTGCTTGGTTAGAGCAGCCTTCATATTCACAGCCACGGTCTGTCACTATTGCATGGACTGTCGATTCATTACTTCTTTATGGTCAAGCATTCTGGAAAGTAGTTGAGGTTTATCAGGAAGATGGTCGTCCATCTCGCTTTGAGTGGATCGCAAACAATCGAGTAACAATTACTCTCGATAGCACAAATACATTCGTTCGTTCTTATGCAGTCGATGGTATTACATTACCAATGGACGGATTGGGATCTCTTGTTACATTCCAGTCACTAAGCGATGGCATCTTAAACACCGGTGCCTCTACAATTCGTGCAGCCATTGATGTGCAGAAGGCAGCAGCGATTGCAGCAGCTACTCCAATGGCAACTGGTTACATTAAGAACACAGGTGCAGATCTAGATCCTAAAGAAGTGTCAGGATTACTAGCTGCATGGCGTACTGCTCGTAACAATCGCTCAACTGCATACTTGACATCGACTCTTGAATACAACCCAGTGTCATTCTCACCAAAAGACATGATGTATGGAGAAGCAATCTTTAATCTTGCTACAGAGATCGCTCGCCTATGCAATGTGCCTGCTTACTATGTTTCAGCAGATCAGAATAATTCTATGACTTATGCCAATGTGCAAGATGAGCGTAAGCAATTCTTAACATTATCTTTGCAGCCATTTATCACTGCGATTGAAGATCGCTTATCAATGGATGACATTACTGCTCGCGGCAATGTAGTCAAGTTTGACATTGATAAGAACTTTCTGCGCACTGATCCGCTGCAAGAACTAGCAGTGATTGAAAAACTCCTAGCCCTCAATCTGGTCACCCAGGAGCAGGCTATGGAAATGACAGATCTAACACCTAACGGAAGCAATGGTCTAGTATGAACCAAGTAATTACCTTTTCAGCTGATCTCACAGCAGACTCAGCCAATCGCACAGTATCAGGCAAGATCGTGCCTCTCAATGTTGAAGCAGGATCGACAAACATGGGCAAAGTAATCTTTGCTTCTGGATCTATTGCTATCGAAGATCCTAAGTCAATCAAGCTTCTAAGCCAGCATGATAACAAGAAGCCTCTAGGTCGCATGGTTTCATTTAGCGAATCAGAGAACTCAATCGATGCAGTATTTTCTGTTAGTCGCTCACAGCGCGGTACAGAAGCTCTCATCCTTGCAGAAGAAGGATTGCAATCAGGTTTGTCAATCGGGGCAGAAGTCCTCAAGTCAAAGATCAAGGATGGCGTGACATATGTATCCGCTGCCCGCTTGGTCGAAGTAAGTTTGGTAACAGAGCCAGCATTTAAGTCTGCTCAAGTTACTGATATTGCAGCAGAAGAATCTGCTGTAGAAGAATCAACCCAACCAACAGAAAGCGAGACAGCCACCGTGGAAGAAACCACTCCAGCAGTCGAAGCAACACCAGTTGAAGCACCAGCGGTCGAAGCTGCTCGCCCAACTGTTTCAGCAGCATACTACACAAAGCCACGCATTGAAGTTACAGCTGCTAAGTACGCAGAAAACACAATTCGTGCAGCATTAGGTGATGACAACGCTCGTCAATACCTACGCGCAGCAGATGACACAACAGATAACGCAGGTCTAGTACCAACACGCCAACTATCTGAAATCATCAACCCACTATCAACAACAATCCGTCCTTCAATCGATGCAATCTCACGCGGAGTATTGCCAGATGCAGGTATGACTTTCGAGATTCCAAAGATCACAGCAGTACCAACTGTTGCAATTGAGCCAGAAGGCGATGCGTTCAGCGACACAGATCAGAACGCTGCTTTTCTATCTGTATCAGTACAGAAGTATGCAGGACAGCAGACATTCTCTGTTGAATTGCTAGATCGTACATCTCCAGCATTCTTCGATGAGCTAGTGCGCAACATGGCAGCAGCTTACGCAAAGGCAACAAACGCAGCAGTAAACGCTGCACTTATCTCAGGTGCAACAGCAGATGCAACAACAACAGTCACATATCCAACAGCATCAGAATTGCTTGGAATTGTTGCTCGCGGTTCAGCATCAGTTTACGCAGCAACAGCAGGACTACCTAACCCATTTGCACGCAACATGGTCGTATCAACAGGACAATGGTCTAACATCATGTCTCTTAACGATGCAGGTCGCCCAATCTACACAGCATCTCAGCCAATGAACGCTGGCGGTCAAGTAGCACCAACATCACTAACAGGTAATGTTGCAGGACTTAACCTCTATGTAGATCCAACAAACGCTGGCGATGGCGATGGAACTATCCTAATCGTGAACCCAGATGCATACACATGGTACGAGTCACCAACATACCGCCTACGCGCAGAATCAACTGCAAACGGTTCAGTAACAATCGGCTACTACGGCTTTGGAGCAATCGCTACTAAGGTCGGAGCAGGCGCATTTAAGAACAACAAGGCGTAACAAACTCACTAAGTCGCTCTGGGGAGTAGTAGCCCTCTACTCCCCAGAGTCTTTAGAAAGGACATCATGGCACTTACAACAGTCGCAGAGCTACGCTCTACTCTCGGTGTTGGAACTTTGTATAGTGACAGCGTGCTTCAAGAAGTATGCGATGCTACGGATGCCGTCCTTTTGCCTATGTTATGGGCTCCAAAATGGTTTACAGTCGCACATGAAAACACAGTAGGGTCAGGCACTCTATATTTTAATGACAATGTGCGCGATACTTTTTATGTAGGTCAAAGCATCACGATTGCCAACTCAGGCACTTCATATAACGGCACTAAAACAATTACAGCCGTTAATGGCTTCTCAATTAGTGTGTCAACCAATCACACTACTGCGCAGGGCTATCATCCGATTTATCCTTATGGATCTGTATCGACCACGACTTCCACAGACTGGACTACCGATATGGCAATCCAGCAAGCAGCTCTCATGATATCTGTCGAGATCTGGCAAGCGCGTACTGCAACCCTTTCAGGCAGTAACGCTGTCGATTTCCAGCCAAGCCCTTACCGAATGAGCGCACAGCTTCTCGCTAAGGTGCGAGGATTGATCGCTCACGCACTTGATCCGCGTTCGATGGTGGGATAATGCCCGTTGCCGTCACTACTCTTAGAACCACATTAGCAACTGCTCTAGTAGATAACGCTAAGTGGCAGACCTTTGCTTTTCCACCTGCCACAGTCCTTGCTAACTCTGTGATTGTCTCTCCAGATGATCCTTATCTAACACCTAGCAACAATCAGCACATCACAATTAGCCCAATGGCTAACTTTAAGATTGTTATGACTGTCCCATTGTTTGACAATGAGGGAAACCTGAACGGGATCGAAGATACTGTTTGTAGCGTGTTCGCAAAGCTTGCAGCATCTTCTTTGACCTATAATGTAAGCGCAATAAGCGCACCTAGTATTCTCAATGCTGCTTCGGGAGACCTTCTCAGCTGCGAGATGTCCGTATCAATCCTTACGAGTTGGAGTTAAAATGTCCGAGTGGGAAAAAGAAAACGAAGCCTTCCTGATCAAGATCGGGCAGGTAGCACCAGCAGTAACAAAGCCAGCAACTACTAAGAAGGACGAGGAATAATCTCATGGCTGTATTTCTAAATAATAATGTAGGTGTGAAGATTAACTCAGTCGATCTTTCAGACCATGTAACAGCAGTAACAATCAACCGCGTATTTGATGAATTAGAAGTAACGGCTATGGGAGATAACTCTCATAAGTTTGTTAAGGGTCTAGAGTCATCAAGTGTAACTATCGACTTCCTAAATGACACAGCAGCGACAAATGTATTGGCAACACTACAAGCTGCCTGGGGAACAACAGTCACATGTGTATTCCTACAGACAAAGGGAACAGCAGTTTCAGCAACTAACCCTCTGTACACAGTTTCATTGCTAGTCAATAACACAACAGACATCAATGGTGCTGTTGGAGACATTGGCACACAATCAATCACATTTACTGCTAACTCAACAGTTGCAGTAGCCACAACTGGCACATTCTAAACAACTAACAAAGGGGCAAACCATGGCAAAACTAAAGATAGTTCGTACAGATGGAAGCGTACTAGAAGGCGAGATCACTCCAGCAGTGGAGTACTCATTCGAGCAGTACGCTAAAAAGGGCTTCCATAAGGCGTTCCGCGATGAAGAAAAGCAGAGCGATGTCTATTGGTTAGCATGGGAAGTAACACGCAGGTCAGGTGAAACTGTTAAGCCTTTCGGTATGGATTTCATTGAGACACTCAAAAGTGTCGAGGTGCTTGATT